CTGTGTAACTCCTTGTGCTACTGTGTATTCTATTCTTGGTGTATTATCTGCTAGTACTATTGCCATATTTAACCCTTAAATTATTTTTATTAATGTGTCTATCAATATCTAAATCTTTCAGTTTCTCCTAATCCTCTAAAGTCATCATCTAATGAAAGTAATTGTAACAATGGAAGATTATAAGATAAAGTTTTTAACCCTTCATCTGTTCTATCTTGCAATAAATCATTTGCACCAACAACCCATTCTCTTACCATACTAGGACTAGCACCTAAAAACCCAAATGCAGTATCCCAACCTTCAGCTTTATATCTACCTTTTAGCCAAGAATCATCAGGGTCATGTATACCACTTGCTACTGCAACATTTAATCCATGATAAAATATATCACCATACAAACCAGTTATCCCTGAATGATCTACTATTCTCATCAATAGTTCAGGATAATCTTTATCCTCAAACCACCAATCAGGTTTCTTTAAAGAAAGAGTTACATAACTCATTGCCATTAGTGCCATAGCACCTGCAAGTCTATGTTGCTTTGCAGGATCAATCAAAGCACCTAAAACTCTTGAGTGTGCAGCAAAAGCAAAGTTATAAAATTGAAATGGAAAAGCCATTGTACCACTTTCTAATCTTGCTACTGGGTGATCATATGTGCCATCTCTTCGTAAACCTACACTTGCTCTTGGATCAGGCTCTATACCCATCTTTCTCATATATGGTCGCCATTTCTTGTAAACAAATCCGTCCATCATAGTTGGTCTATCAAATGCAGTTGCATGAATAATAGTATTTCTTGAAGCTGTATTAAAATAAGTTACAACCTTTTGCTTTAATTCTCTTGCTGCTTTTGTAGATGTATCCCAACCATTGATATTAAGTAAAGGCATACCAGTATCAGTTTCTTGCCATGCACCTTTCTTCAAAATTTGATTAGCTAGTTTCTCATCTATACCATATCGAGCTAACTCAATAATATCAAAATCATTCTTACCATAGTTTTTAAGTTGATTGTAAAACTTTGGAACACGAATTGCTGCATCAACTAACTTACCTATAGATGTTATAGGTGCTAACCCATTTGCTTTATAAAACCAATTCTCTGCTTGTTCTAATCCTTTTTCAATACGACCTACTTGTACTGGTCTTAAATTATCATGCAACATTCTATGATGTGCTGTAGGTCTTATCATTTCTAAACCTTCACCCATGTGCATTAAGTCTGTTGCATTAGCTGACATCTTGCTCCAGTTGCCATCTAAACCTGCAACTATACCTCTAAACACTTTGCCAAAACCATGCTCAAATATAGGCATTGCTATTGTTTCAGTAAAAGATGATATACCTGCACCATAAAGATATGTCATACCACCAACTCTTTTTATATTACGAGCAAAAGCTGTATCCCATCTATGTGGCTCTCGTGTCATTTGACCTGCAACTCTTTCAAAGTCTGACAGAACATCTGATTTTATTTCTGCAATCTGTTGTGGTGTATAGCCTTCACCTTTCATTCTCATTTCCATACCTGCCATAATTGATCCAACATCTTCATCACCAAATCTTCTTGCAAACTCAATTCTAAATCCCATTTTTTTGCTATACTCAGTCATTATCTTTGGGTCTTTTATAAGAAAGTCTTTGACTTTCCACTCAGGTATATCAGTTACTCTCATTAATAAATGCTTACCTTTACCAACACCTTCTCCATAAGTATATGGATCATCACCTCTTTCAAGTATTGTATCTACTATTTCCTCAGCATACTTTCTAGCTTTCTGTCTTCCTTCTTTTGTTTTACTTACACCTACATCTACATATCTATTTAAAGTATTATTCCAACGAGTAACTTTACCTTGTTCAATAAAATGATCAGTAAATATTCTTGTCAATAATTCTTGCTGTCGAGTATCTTCTAGTAACATTTCTTTATTGTAGTACAAAGGAAACTTATAATTTTTTCTAGTTGGATTATATTCTTCATAAAACTTAACTTGTCTTTGAAGTTGTTTCATATTTAGTCGTAATACTTCTTTCATTAAGGGGTCTTTTTCAGCTACAATTCGTTTTGGATATTCATCTAATCGACTTTTAAATTCAGCTAAATTAGTTTTAATAACAGTCCTATCAAAAAATAAACCACTATCTTGTGATCGTTGATCTATATCTCTTAAAAAATCATTTAATCTACCCATAGCTTTCTTTTTAAATTCAGGAAGATTGTCATAGTATTGTTTGTTCCATTTTGGATTACCATTTAAAATATTTAATTCTATAATTTCTTCAGCAAACTCTTGATATGTAGGTATCTTTGTATTTATACCCGTTGCATTATTTAAATAAGTTTCTGTTTCTTTGCCAAACTTATTTTTCATTGTAGTAAAAGTACTTCGATAATCTAAACCACCTATAGTGCCAGTGCCTTTATTGTCTGTTAAAAATTCATTAAGAAGTTTTCTCCATTCTACTTCGACTTGCAATCCTAAAGCACCATACTGAGTTTGTGCCATATCAACAGATTGATCTCCTAAGCCTAAGTAGTTTCTTTTCAAAGGTGTTGTTGCATTGTATGCAAGAAGTGCATGAAATCTTCTTACATAATCAGGTGCTTCTTTATAATTTTTGCCACCACCATATTTGCCACCTTGAATACGTCTGGCAGGTATAAATGAATGTATAAAATTATATTTATCTAAAGGATTTTTTGCAGTACCTTCTTTGCCAATATATTCTTGTTGTTTCTTTTTTATAAAATCACTGCTTGTATTACCTGCAATAGGATTAGTTCTATTCTTTAATCTACTTGCCATATTGCTATAAACATTAGCAACACCACGAGTACCACCACCAAGCAAACCACCAAAGACTGTATTAGCAGTTACATTAGCTATAACCTCTGATGGAGTATTAAAAGGATCAAAGGGCGCTCTCAACAACTCACTGCCTACACCAAACAAAGCACCTATCTTTGCAGTTTCTTTTCCTACACCAAATGCACTTTTTGCAGCCCACGCTGCTCTAACACCAGTATTAAATACTGGCATCATAAAAGCAATATTTAATGGGTCAAGAACTCCTGCTACCAAAGCACCACCAAAACCTGATCTATCGTACATAGTTCTGTTATTTTCAATAGATTTAATATCATTTAAAATATAATTATAATGATCTAAATTTTTTGCTCTTGCTAATTCATCAGCATAAACATATGTATTATCTTCAACTAATTGTGTTTTAAAATCAAAATCAGGGTCTTCTTCTTGATCTAAAAAAGTAAAGTATTCCATAGTTCTGCTAGTAATTGGAAGCCATTGATATTTTAATCCTGATGTAATACCTTCTAAAAATGATGCGTCTGCTGTTCCTTCATTATTTTGAAAACTTCTGTAAACTGGTGTAAGATCATTGCTACCATCAGACTTAAAATCTTTTGTAAAATCTATTGGTCGAAATATTAAATCAGACATTATTTTATTAAACTCTTAATTAAATCTCTTGATTTTCTATACAAGAAACTAGGTTTTGTATCTGCATTATATCCAAATAAAGCTGCTCTATCATATGTTCTATCAGGTGTTTGTTGAGATAATAAAGTTTTGCCAGTTAAATATTGACCATTAATTATATTCTGATCATCTGTAGTATAGTTATATAACAAATGAGCTCCTGCTCTAGCAAAATAAAATGCTCTATGTTTTGAATTTGGTTCTGTTAATGCTTTTTCTATATTTCTCCAGTAGTTTGTAAATCCACCTTTAGGTCCAAATCCCATTTGATAAGCATGATCTAGTAAAGCCATTTGTTTATCAACTGATATAGTTGTAAACATTGGATATTTTTTTACAAACATTTCATAGTTATCCATCATTTTCTTCTTAAATATTTTTTCAGACTCATCTTTAGAAATAAATACACCATATTCACTATCAATGGCTGTTGCAATTCTTTCTAAATCCATACCATCATTTAATAATGTTTTGATTTTTTTAACTGCTTCTTGACCTCTTGGACTTAATAATGCCATCTCATCATCTGTAATAAACCTTGCATTAAATCCTGCACCAAAAGATATGGTAGCATTTTTACCATCACCATCCACATAAGCTGTGCCATCATAACCTTCAAACTTTCTTACATAATTTAAGTTACGAATAAAATCATTAGCAGTATCTATGGCAACTTCTTCATCAAAATGTTTTTCAACTGCTTCTTGTGTAATCTGAAAATCTTTCTTTTCACCTGATGGTTCATTAATAACTTTATCATAGATATATGTCCAAGCAGGATTTTTTGTGCCAGTAACTGTCATATCAGGGATATTATCTTGAAGTTCTTGAATCGATACATCATTTGATCTGAATAAATCAATTAAATAATTAATACCTTTACTAAAAATATTTTCATCTTCATCTTGGTTTGTGGTAGTTTGTGAACTATTAATTAAGTTCATATCAGGATTATATCCTTTATCTAATAATGCTTTATCTAAATCAGGATTAATACCATAGTACTGCTGACCTAATCCATTTATCTCCATAATATTAGGAGACACTTTTATTCTATTAATTAATGTTGTTTTGTTTTCATCTGTTAAAGTTGTAGATTTATAATCTTTAGCAAGAACTTCTTTTTTAAATAATTCATTATTCATCATCATTTCTTTATCTACATCTGCTGTGTTGATGTGAATATATGTACCTGCTTGTGAAAGAACTGGTTGTTTTGTTATAGAATCTACAATAGTAAAAATTTTATCTTTACCACCTCTATTACGATAATCAGGTAAAAGTGCTACATTATCACCTAACACATATTGTGTTGAACTTTCTTGAAGATCACCTGCTTCATTTTCCACATAATTATTATTTACATCTAATACATTTTGTACATAGGTTGTAAAAAATCTTTGTTGATTTGGATCTTTATAATGCAATTTATAACTATCTCTACTAACTCCACCCATCTTATTTCCATATAAAGATATTGTTACATCATCTTCTTCTACAGTATTTAGATAAGTATTATTTAATGATTCAATGAAAGTTGATTTATCAAACCTTACCTCTTTGCCATTTGCTAATTTTACAGTACCAGTAAACAATTTGTATCTTACATATGGTTTATATTCAGTATGAAACTCAGGAGGTATATCACTTTCATCTAATACTTTTTTAATAATATCATTAGCTGTAGCAGTTGAGTCTAAATCAAATGTATCTGCATAAGTTCTTACAGCATCATTCATTTTTTCCATTGTTTCAGGTAAAGCAGTAGCTATATCAAAAGCATCAAGAATACTATCTTGACCCATAATATCAACAAGCGACTTAACATGATCCATTCTTTTATAAACTTCTTTGTAAGTGTCAGGAAATCTAGCAGTTCTGCCACCAAATAAACCTTGTTTATAGGCAGTCTGTTGCCAAAAATCAAACATCTTAGCAGCAGCAATTTGTTTATTTTGATTACTCATACCTGCAAACAAACCCATTGGTCTTGTGTTTTTATACAAATTATGCAAACTTTCAGGTAATATTGTTGATCGTTTACTAAAAGATATAAGTTGCTCGTAAGTATTTTTTGGCATTGATATAAAAGAATTTATATCTAAATCAAAACCAAGAATAGAACTTATGCCTTTATTATATCCTTCTCGATTTTTATCACTATTTTGATGTAATCCTTGTCCTTGTATAGAACCTGCAAATTCATTAGCAGTTATAAAATCTGCCAAGTCTACATTTTCTGCAGCAGCATCACCTGATCTGTTACTTAAATATCTAGTAATATAATCTCTATCACTATAAGAATAATTAAATTCTTTATTCAAACTAGCTATTTTAGTCAAGTCTTGTAAGTTTATTTTATTACCAGAAAATCTTACATAAGCTTCTTGAACTGGCGTAATTTTACCAGTTTGAAATACATTTTCCATAATCTTAATAATTTTATCGTCATTAGGATTTTTATCTATAATTTGATTTATAATTCCTTGAGTAGAATATATCCTCATTTGCCTTTTTAAATCATTAATAGCAGGAGCTTTCAATCCATGTTTTTTTCCTTTTAAACTATTGATTGAATCTAAAATATATTTTTCTGTACTTCTTATATCTTCTTCTAAATCTTGTGATGATTCATCAGCTTCAGGTCCACCAATAATATTTCTATAATTATAATTAAGTCCTTCAAGAGTTTTTATTTCATCAAAAATATTTATTTTTACATCTTCTGCTGCTATTCTTTCATCTTCATCTAACTTATCATTTAATATTTTATTTGAATGATAAGTAGCTTGTCCTTGTATTTTATCTAAGAAAGCAGGTATAAAAGAACCCATGCCATTTTTTTTAAAACTATCAACATGACCTTTAATATAATCTTTAGCAGCATTATCAAAACCCTCTTTATCTAAAGGATAAGCAGAATGAAGTGTTGCAAACTTTGATTTTGCAAGATTCATAAGTTTATTTGCATATCTTGCTTCTAGTATTTCTTGAGCTTTAGCTTGACCAACTTTTGTAAAATTACCTTTCTCAAATTTAAAATTATTGTTTGCATCTAAAATTGGAAGGGTTTTTGCTTGCTCAATGTCAGATGCAATGGCATCTCTTTTAGCTTCTGTCCAAGCTATATTCTGTAATGTCTTACCAAATTCTGCAATAGAATTACCAAGTTGCTGCGCTCCAGTATCAATACGATTTATACCTACTGGTTTATTAACAAATGTAGTTTGTTTTGATTTTATAAACTGAACCATTATGACACCAAGCTATATTGATATCCTGCATTTGCAAAAGCACTAAACATTTTATATCTATATGCTCTTTGGATATTTTTTGATTTTAAATTTGCAAGTTGCATTTGCTGTGATCCTTTTGCTATATCAGCACCTGCTTGAACATTTGCTCTTTGTATTGCGACTGCATTATCTTTTGTAGCTTTTTCTCTTAACCTTTTTAATGATCTATCACTACCTGAATCTCGACCCATAATTCCAGCTAATGAAAGATTTGTAGACTTAAATGCTTCTAAGTTTTCCATAATTTGATTGTGTTCTTGTAACCCTTGTAATTGTCTATACTTTATTTGTGATTTTATACTTCGACTTGTAAGAGCAGCTTCTTGTGCTACACCTCTACTTGCAGATGTTAATCCCAAAGCTGTAATTCCTGCTGATGCTAAAATAAAATATGGATTCATTAGTACGCTACCTCTACTATTATTCCGTTAATTTGTAAATCAAGAGGGTGACTTTGTGAAACAATTACTCTTGGATCACGACTGTACCCTAATGTTCTAAACTCTTCTTTACCAGTTACAGGTGACTTTTCCAATGATAAATCATCTGTAACATTTGGTATAATTAAATCTCTTGCTGTTGATGTGTCTGATGGTGCTTTGACATTGACAGAAGATGTTTGAAATAAATCCAATATTATTTTTGTAATTTCTCTTGGTTCACCAGTCAAAGGACCATCTGCAAGTTTTGCATCTATTGGCAAAGTTTTAAGCTTTGGTGTAAAGCTATAACCTGCAAATATTTCTCTTACATCATTTTTAGAATCACTAACATCTATTGAACCATCATTAGCACTTGCTACTGTAAATGTTCCTAAGAAATCATTACCATTTATTGCTTTGACTGATGCACCAGTAGAAAAATGTGTTCCTCCTGCTCCAAGATTTGCTACTGGAACAGTCGTTAAACCTGTAACTATTCCACCATTTGTATCAAAATTAATATCATTTATGGCTTCAAATCTGTCACAAAAGTCTAAAGGATAATCACTTCTAAACTCTTCAAGAAAAGTTTTTGGTGTGCCACTACCATCATCTCTTACACAAACTGCATATAAACGACTTCCTACTGAACAAATACTATGCCATGCACCTTGCGTATCCCATAATGCCCAACCAGCTTTTTTTTCTCCACGAATAGAATAAAATACAGCAATCGTGCCATCTTCATTTAATAAAAATGAATAGTTCTCACTTCGATCAAGTCTACCTTTAATGACTGCTTGTTGTGTTGGGTTGCGAATAAGATGTGGTGCTAATGCAGAAACAGCAACAGATGTATAAGCATCTTCAGCATCAGTAAATAAAAACTCTCTTAGTGCATTACCACTACCTTGTACAAATAATGTTGCACCATCAAAAGGTGCAGGTTTAACAAATCCTGATCCATAAGGTGTTTGTTTTTTTATCTGTGCATTTGATGGGGTAATTGGTTTTGTTGAAGGAGATAGTACAAATAACTCTGCACCTGATGTAAAGACTTGTAAATCTCTGTTTGATACTAAATGTCTTATCTGCTGTATCTCTCCAACATTAGCTGTAATGTCTAAAGCATCACTATCTTCTGCATCACCTATATCAAAGTTAAAATACTGTCCTGACTTACTTGCCCATATTCCATCAGGTTGTCCTAATGTACCTGCAAACCATAATCTGTTTTGATGAAAGGTAACTGCTGCAGGAAATCCATAGACTGTAGAATAACTTTGCTCTGCCCAGTTTGTTGTTGATGGTGTAGCAACTGCTACTGTAGGTGTGCCACCACCGATTGTACTTGATGTGGCTGTATGACTTGCTGTTACTTGATAGGTATTATCATCAAGTACAGTTACTGCTCTTGTTCCATTTATT